ATAGTCTTTCTTATCTCATTCTCGACTGTTCGCAAGAACAAGTCTGTATGAGGTCCACCAACCATATCTTGAAGCTTGCAGCCATATCCTTCATGAAATCTGTCTATGCCATAATGCTCAGTTATCCACAATGACAGTTGCTGCACAAGCTTAGCTTTTCCTGTTATAGCTACACCACGTCTGTCAGACAGATCTAGATCGCCGTTCTTAAGCTTCAAAGTGTACATGCTCTACTCTATTACTTCATAGAAAATTGCCACTGGAGATGCACAGAGTTCGCAGAGAAGAGAAATTTCATAAAAACAAACATTTCGTAGAATGTCAAATACTAGCTTTCCATTGAATCTTGTTCCTATCAATGCAGGGCAATGAGGACATGGATTCAATTCAGAGAACAGCTCACCACATATAGAGCAATAAAGATCTGAATAGCAGCCCATAGAGACAGTTCCCATGTCACCATCTTCTATAGCCTTTACAAGATACGAATACGACTTGTCAACAGCTATAAGCAAATGAATGCATGCTCTTCCAGATTCATCGTCTTTGATGCCTGAAGCTACTACAAAGCCGCGTGTCCTAGATCTGTCTATGCCATCTTCGTAGTAATTGGAGTCAGTGCTTTTCTTGTAAGTATGGTCTACGAATACTAGATCTACTTCTCCGTACTGCTCCCAAGAATTCTCTAGTTCTTCTCTTGGAAAGTAGTCGAAGTTCCTGTTCAGTTCTTCTCTTACAGCTACAGTCTTCACTAGTATGTAGTCATCGCTTACAGAGTAAGTCTTTCCAAAGAATTCTGTCTGTGGCATCTGAATGCTTGCCTTCTAGTTTAGCTTATGCACTGTTATTCGAATCTGATAAGCATTTCTGTTTCTGTCTTCATCTAACTCTCTGAACAGAGTGCCTTTGACCACATTGTTGTTGTCATCTACAAGAACGCCTGCAGAAACAAGAGCATCTTCTATATGCTTGAATGTGACAGCAAAATTTGGAGCATCAAATTTTCTGTTAGTCTTATTTAGACATTCAGCTTCTATGAATGCTTTGGAGATAGGCTCTGACGGCAAGTTGTTTTCAGCAGCTTTTGCGCCCATCTCTCTGAGATTGTCTCTAGCTACATTCATAAGATGATTCTTGTAAGCTTGCTGACGCTGAGTCTTACAATAGCCGATGCCATTGAGATTGATGAAGTCATCGCCGCTTATTGCGAAATTGTATGCAAATGATTCTGACGAGTCAATCTCTATAGAATATTCGTCTAATTGTATAGTAGTCATAGATTATTAAGCAATAGCTGCTTTCAAAGCTGTTATCTGAGCTGGAGTCAACTTTGTGAAGTCGATATTGCCAGTTACTTCTGTCTTTTTTGCGTAATCTGTCAAATCTACTGAACCATTAGATTCAAGTTCACTAAACTTTTCGTCAAGCTTATTCTCAAAACTACCACGGTTTGCTGTAGGAAATAATGGTTCTGACATTATGATTTCTCCTTATAGTTTGTATCCTATATATGATTATATCATACTTGCACTTTTTAAGAATGCAGATGAATAAAGCAGACTATCGTTGCCAAGTGAATACTGACGTTCCGCAATTGAATACTCTCCAATAGCCAGCTTTAGACATGGTTGCATATTCATCTTTCATTTGAGTGCTATATCTTGATAGTATGTCAATGCCATTAGTCCAAATGTACGAAGGATCAGTGTATCTTTCGAATTTCATACCGATCTTTAGATAGCCATTTCCAGTGAATTTAGATCTGTCGCAGTATGATATTACTTTGTCAAATCCCCAGATTCTTATAGCGTTCTTGAATAGTCTAGATTCGCCACCAATGACATTGATACCCGTCTTGTTTGCAAATCGTAATAGCTCCATTCCATCAAAATTGTTGAATCTTGGCTTTCCGAATGCCATGACTGCAACAAGTTCGTTATTGAAACTCAATCCAATTCTATATTTGCTATTGATGTTTCCTTGAAGATGATTAGAATCTAAGAATTTCTTAGCTTCGCTAGAAGATACTTCAACTACTTCGCATTTTCTTGCAAAGATTCTTCTATCTTTACCAAACGAAGACTTTATCATAGACTTCACAATATCTTGCTTATGCCACCATTCATTCTCATATATATGCATAAGCCTTATGCCAAGCTTATTGCAGCTCTCGGTCTTTTGCAATGCAGCAACTTTTCCTGCATATTGCTCAGAATGCCAGTATAGGCCATCAAATTCAAAAGCAATCTTGTTCTTCTTTGAATAGACATCCAGCTCTTTCCCTTTTAGAGCTTTTCTATCACAGCATGCATCTTCATCAAAAGTCTTGACAAAATCTAGAAGCTCTAGCTCTCCTTGGGAATGCTGAATTTCATTATGCCCTAAGAATTTGTCTTGCAAGTTCAAATTTCGTATACGTCTACCAACTTGCTGAGAATATAGACCAAAGTCTTTCATGAATGAATAGTATGTATTAGACTTAGAATCTTCTATGATTTTCTTAGCATATTCGTCGTCTTCGAAGAATCGTATCTGGTTTTCTGACCATCCATTATTTCTCATTCTTGTCATTCTTGTCTTCTTTTTGAATTCAGGACTATTGCGAATGACTTTCATTTTAGCTTTGAATTCAGGCTTGTTCATAGTCTTTGATAACGATGCAGATATCTTAGCTCTAAGTTCCGGCCTGCTCATACATTCCTTAGCTATGATGCTTTGCTTTTCACGAGAACCAGGCTTTTCAAAATAAGCTTTTCTGCCATCTGAAATAGCTTTTCTTACTTCAGCCCTTTTCATGACTTCAGGAGTCGTATTCCTAATGATTTCAGTCATTTTAGCTTTGAATTCTGGATTAGACCATCGTTCATAAGCCTTATCAGACAATTTTGCTTTGCATTCTGCAGACAAGACTTTTCCAATATTGTTTTCATGATATGCTTCACGATAGCCTGGAGAAGCCCATCTTTTCTTCATGACTTCAGACTTGATAGCTTTAGTCTTTTCAGATTCTTTTCTTCCAATTCTAGATGCAGACATTTTTGCTTTTGTCTGATCTGAAAAAGTACGACCCTTTAGATTTTCTGACATCATATTTCTGAAGTCTTCATTGTGATACTTCTTATGATTAGCTAAGCTTTTCTTAGTCTTGTATATCTTGCCACATATATCACATTTCCATTCAAAGTGAGAGTCTTTGCATTTCTTGCATTCTGGCAGCTCTTTAATGCTATTGTATTCTTTTCCACAAGTCTTGCAAACGAAAGTCTTTGTTCTGCAATGTCTGCAAAGACCATCAACAACTCCAACTTTAAATTGCCTTCCACATTTTTCACATGTCTTTATTTCATATGCCATGTTTATATTATATAACAATATGAATGCAAAGTAAAATACTGGGCATATTTACTACTAGATACTTAATATTTACGACGTTATTATGTGTTGACTTAGAATTGCGAGTATTATAAATTATATATACTTAATACTAGCGATACACAGATAACAACGTCGTTAATCTGAGGATATAGTGAGTATTTATCTATAAATAAATATAGAAAGTGGACAGTTTTAAGTCATGTCCAGGACTTTTTGAAGCTAGAGAGCTAAAATCAAGCGGTCTTCTTGATCTTTACAACGCCCATTGCGTTCAGTACAACGCAAGCTGCGAGTTCATCGAAAATATTCCGCACCATAAAGTTGCTGACTGCAGTAGGATCCGGTGTTGAACTTATTCCATAACGAGTTGACCAAATTCCGAGCATGTCTGATGGAGCAGTAACGTATACAGTATCCTTCGGAACAGTAATAGCCTGAAGAACATTGAAGTCACCGAATGTTGTTCTCTTGTATCCAGCGAAGTAGTCATCCTTGAAGGATACACCTGCAATAGTCAGATCCCAGCGGTACATGTCAAGAGCTGCACCAGGAGAGGTGATGATGTTCTTTACATTGACCTGCTGATCTAGGATATGAGCTTGTGCATCTAGGAACGAATCAAGAGTGAACGCATTCGAAGAAAGAGTCACATCATTGTCTGTATTGCCTGGATGCAATTCTTTCCAAGCATCGACAGCAAGATCAAGACCATCATAAAGCAAAGCATCCTCTTGCTTTGCAATCTGCTGGACAGTCATGTTCTCTGCATAATCGATAGGAGAAGCAGCAAGAAGCTCGATATCAGTTCTAGAGATCTCATACTCTGCAGCGATTCTACCATATTGAGGAATTACCTGCTTGCCTTCAATTCTGCTGACTCTTACTTCACCATCATTAGAGTTGAGTGCATAAGCTGAAGGGAGCTCATCAAGAACAGGATAAGCACGAATAGTACCCTGAGGTACCATGTCTTCTACTAGTGCCTGACGAGCAATGCCTTCGTAATTGACACGAATCGAAATCGGGCCAACCATAGCTTCAGCAAGCTTAGCAGATCCACCTTCACGGAAGATCTGAGCTAGCTTGGCTC